GTCGAGTAATTGGTGTCCGCATCGTCATATTCGTGCGTGAGCGGAATGCGGTTTCCCTTGGCAGCGCCAAACCGTTCGATCAGGTCGGCGCGGGTCATCAACTTGCGGAACGCGATCCAGTTTACGTCTGCCCATCGCTGGCTCGGCTCAATCACGAAGTCCTGCCAATGCACATACTCGCAGCGGTAAGCCTGATCGGCGATAAACTCGTAGGCTTCGCCGCGCGTGAACGGTGCGCCCATTTCGTCAAACTCAATCAGGCTTTCGTCTACGGCGTCGCCTTGCGGCCCGCGCATGTACTGCATGCCCGCCTGCTGGCCCATGTCGCCAAACATCGGCAGCATGTTGACCGCTTCGCGGTTGTCGCCCTCCATGACGGTCGGGCTGTAGACAACGCGCACGACGCCACGGCCGACGATCAGATAGTCGCGGATGGCGCTAATCAGTTCGCCGTCGAGGTCGTACTGCTCCGCCTGGTAAGTCAACGCGCGTTCGATTATCTCGGCGGCCTGTCTGCCGATAGGGTCTTGATCGCGATAGCGGCGCACGACACGCGCACGCGGGGCGGCAGAATAGAGCGCGGCCTGTAGCGTCTCGACGTTGCTGTAAAAAATGTTCATGCGCGTGACGCGCTCTTGGCGCGAATAGTCGTCATCGCGATAGCGGGCGACAAGCGCGGCGGATCGGTTGCGCCAACTGCGTTCATAGTTGCGCGCATAGCTGACCTTCTTCAGCCAGAAGTCAGCGCGGTCGCGCTTGGACTTTGGCTCAAGGTCGTCTTCGTATGATTCAGCCATTTACCATGCCTTGCATGACCAATAGCGGGCCTTGGTTTTAGGACCCGGATTGGCGCAGTTGTGGCGGGCGCGAAAGTTTGCGCGCCGCTCTGGATTGCTCTTCTTGATCGTCATGTTCGGGTCGCCAAAGGTCACACGGACAACTCTGCCGGTGGGGTTTTTGACGAAGACCTCTGACTTCTTTTTGCCGTAGGACGTTTGCCCTTTTTGGATGCGACGCGGTTTGTTCAGCGTCACCTTGCGGCCCTTGTACTCAGCCATAGCTACGCTTTGTCCTGCGCTTGGGTTTGCGCTTGGCAGTCCTAGCGCTTTGCTTGAAGGCCTTGGCGGTCGGTGCACCCTTGGTTCCGGGCTTGCGCATACGCTCCGGCGTTTTGCCTGGCATCATCGCCTCTGTTTTTGCGGTGGGTTGAAAAATGACTGAGGCCGTTTGACGCGCTTTTTGTGGCGGCCTCGGCGCTTGATGTTTTTCTTGCGCGTGTAGTTGTTCGCGCCGATTGCGGGGCGTGGCATTAGCTTTCCGATCAAAAACGCTCGAATCTCAAAAAAGCGTTTTTTTCATTTTTTTTGTGAAACGAATCCAAGCACTTATTTTTTGAAAACAGTCAAAAACCCCTGTTTTCAGTAATTCTCAAAAACCCGCGTGGTAAAATACAGATGTCGAGGCGTTCTCGACTGCTGTTGAACATCGTGAATACTAGAGACTGCTTGGATGAGCCGTGGGCCTTTCACATGGAAGGAGTCCACTATGGACAATCACACACTTAAAAACGGATACACCTTTCTTGCCCTCTCGGGCGGACACTACGGCGGGTGGGCCAAGGCCCTTGACCCCGTAACTGCCATCAAAGCCGCAGTAAAAGAATACGGTGCCAACACCCTTGGGAATAAGGGCGGCATCGCCGTCATGGTAATGTACGGGCCAAGCGACACGCTCAAGTGCGGCGAGCTTGGTGGCTTCAACTACGAAGCCACGCCGGAAGAGAGGCCAACCCCGATAGGGTTGTTCTTTTGCAAAGGCCGGACCATCAGGCCGATGAAAAAAGGCGACATGAATCCAGACCATCCAGACCACGAAGAATGGATGGACCAGACATCTAGCGACATCGGAGAGGATGTCGCGTACTGGATAGAAAAGAACGAGAACGCAGCTTAACCACTAATCAGTAACCACGGCCCACGGTTCTTCTGAGCAGTTTCACAAAACTAGACGACCCATCGCATGTCGCGCGCGGCAAGCGTGGCACTAAAACATCCTCACCGGATATTCCGAGTATCCCGGCGCTGGGCTGGCCGCCAACATCTCGTCAAGCGTTGATGGTCGCCATTGGTCTTCATTGTCAGGCGCTTGGATTGTGCGCGTGTATGGGCGGCTCATCATTGCGTAGCGCAACTCGTCAGCCGCGTGGTCTTCCATCGTTGTGTCGATGTCCTCGAAACGATGCTTGTCATGCCGCAGGCCAGGGAGCGTGCGGATTAGTTCGGTGCTTGTCTTGAAAAGGTACAGCATGGGCATATTGTCATCGCCCATCAGGCGCTGGCGTATCTGATCCCACCCAGCGATGCGGCTATTGTCAGCGCGTCGCCAGCGCACGCCAAACTTGGACATGCGCTCCCCGATTGATGGGCCGCCGTCGAACTTCCATACGCTCGGGTCGCCCACCCCATAATCAATGCGTTCGCCCTTCTCGCGTGAGCGGATGCCTGCCGCCACTTCTTCAGCCGTCATCTTCAGGCCACGATCCGGCCCTGCCGCGCCATACCATTCGCGGTAGCGGATGATCGCGCCATCAGGGAAGCGGTCATGGTGTTGCGCCACGGCATACCAGCCGACAGAAAACGGTTTTGCTGATCCCCAATCAAACGCCCGGAACTTTGTCCAGGTGTCGGGAATGTCGAACGGCTCGATGACATGCTTATCGCGTTGGAACACGTCGCCAAAAAATGCGCCAACCACTAAATCCCAATCGCCTTCGCGCAGTGCGCGGCCCAATTCTTCGGGCAGGCCGCTCAGTGAGGCGCGATAGCCGGGATCAATATATTGGTTGTCCTCCATGCGACTAGGGATGAACAGCGTGGTCCAGCCTTTGTCGGTCGGGTCGTCAGGATCGACCATCGTGTGGTCGTAGAAAAGTTGTCCGGGCGGCGCTGCGTCGATGTATATAGATTTTAGATAGTTGTGACTTTGCCCGCCCGGGTTTGCGGTTACCACGAAGCGTGGGAAATACTCTGGTTGCTTGGCATTGTAGGAGCCAAGCCGGTTTCGGCTTTTAATATAGTTGATCTGGTAGGGGCTTAACTGGCCGCCTTCGTCCAGACCGGCGTAATGAATTTCTGCGCCCTGAATGCGTTCGCAGTCGTTGTCGCGCTCGAGGTACTGAAACACGATCATGCTGCCGTTGTGGAACTCGAAACGCTTTCTTGTTTCGTTGAAGTGGCCCAGTTCTTTTGGCACCTCGCGCTTGATCCACAAAATGTGGTTGCTTTCGAGTTCCGGCATCGTGCGGCGGAACAGGTAACAAACAAGGCCGGGGTTCTCCAGGCAGAACTTAATCATGTCCCAGCGCATGGCCGTGGACTTGCCGCCGCCGACTGCGCCGCCAAACAGGATTTGGCGGGCTTTTGCGCTGTGTAGAAGCTGCTGCTTTGGCTGCGGCTCATATTCAAGCCGGATCGTTTTGGGCTGCGCCATTAGTGAATCGTGCCGTTTTCGCGGTCGGCCAGCATTTCAAAATCGTCGCGAATGCCGCCCAGAACCTCAATGGCGGCGGTGAGGTAGCTTGCAACAGCGTCAGCAGACATTTCACGCGCAAACCACGGGGCCAAAAAGACCTGATGCGCGGCTCGATCGTATGTCAGCGCGACCGCAATGTGATCGTGCTGCACGTCTACATCGTCAGACATGGTTCGGGTTGAAACCTCATTTTTTTTGTGGGCCGGGGTAACAAGTTTTTTGACGCGCGTGCGTCAGTATCACCTTCATCGCCGCCGACGCGGCGGCTGGGGGGTTGTGCCGGGGGGCCGCCTGGCGGATCGAGGCACCAGCTTGTGCCTTGGTTTGTGCCTTGGATTGCTAACACGTTGTAATTGCTTGCGCTTTGCGCTTGCACTTCAGGTTGTAACCCTGACGAGGATATTTTATTGCGTGAATATCTAATTCTGTGAAACTTTTGAGCGGTTTATTTCGCCCACCCGCGCGGCCCGCCCCGCATACTATTCGGCCTCGATTACCTCGCCATTGATGGTTATCGGCTCGTCTTCGCGAGAGAACAGCTGAAGGTTGACGGTAAGCCCATTCACGCCACCGGCTGCCTCGGCCCATTCATCGCGTGATCGCGGGCTGTGCTTCAACAACCAGGCGTCGGCTCTCCAATCGCCACGTTCGCCTGCGCTGTTGATGCGTGACGCCTGTTTTGCTGGGCCAGCAGCGACCGCTAAATCAATCGCCAATTTGAAATCGCTGTCACGATCCATCCAGTTTTTAAGAGTGTCGTAATGAATACCCGCGGCGGCTGCCGCAGACGTTTTCGATGATCCTTGTTCTAGGTAATGAATAATCGTGCCAACCGTTTCAGGATTAAATTTCTGCGCGAGATTTGTGCCGCCTTTATGAATTGGCAATTTTTCTACGCGCTCCCGCGTTTTATCAAGCGCGTCCCGCTCTGCGCGCCAGCCTTCTTTCTTTGCGCGCTCTTGTATTGTGGATTTCGCCGCACCCGTCACACGCGCCAGCTTGTGATAGCTAGCGCCGTCAAGATACTGCTTTTTGATCGCGACCCAATCGTACTTCTGTGAGGCTACCATCAGTTTCCTATTGCTAAATTTATTACCGTGAGTTATCTTTTATTTATTGTCACGCAACAGCACATCCTTGGGAGCAAGAGCAATGACCTACAACCACACGCCCAGTCCTTGGGTAGTTTGTCACTCAGAAAAGCCAACCTTTATCAGCCACACAACGGGCGTATATAGTCAACCAGACAGCAGCGATGAACGAATTATTGCGCTTTGCGATGAGGATTTGTTGCTATCGTCTGACGAGCAACTTTCCAACGCCCGCCTCATTGCCGCCGCACCGGAATTGCTGGATGCGTTGCAAGAATTAGAGCAGCGCCTTGATTATTCAAAAAGCGGCCCCTTCTCGCATTACGACAGCTTGGAGTGCCTTGGTATAGCCCGCGCCGCCATTGCCAAAGCTCGCGGCGAGTCATGACGACCATGCAGACACTTGCACACAACCGACGCATCTGGCGTGACTGGGCTGGAACGAATGACTTTTGGTCTACCGAGCCAACCCAACAGCGCCAAGTCATAAGCTGGCACAAGCGCAACCACACATTTGCGCTCTGGCACTTCGAAAGCGGCGCAACCGGCCCGCGTTACTTGCAAGGAAAGTTTGACAGTTTTAAAGAGGCAGCTGAAGCTGCCGATCAACACCACAAAGCCGAGGCGTAGCCGATGGACCTGATCATTCAAATTTTAGTGATGCTACTGGGATAGTGCGCGTGAGTGACACAATGCGTCACTTATAAGGTTTTTTACCCCTATTTCGTGCTGTTCGTCAACCCTGATGCACAATTAAATAATAAAGCGAAATCAGCGCCCCCTCAAACCTTCGCCGCACAACCCTGTGCGAAACGCCATATGAGCGCCCTACGGCGCTCCAAGCTGGCCCACGCTCCCTATTAACGGCACTAAAGCAAACGCGCCACACCAGCCGCGCATCATCGACCGCCATCGCACGCGTCAGCCCAATCGCCACATCCCACCGCGTCACATCACGACCATTCGCTGGCGACGGCCTTGGCGCGAACTCTCCATAGCCATAAGCCAGCGATGCGTCCGGCGCTATCTCCGGCCACGCTCCACCGCCACCACCTGGATGTGCGCCACGCGGCATTTTGCGCTCTGTCTCCGCC